CGCAGGCCGCCTATGAGAGGCAAGAGGCCGAAGGCACGCGCAGGTGGGACATCACGCAGCAGCAGCAGGCGCAGGCACAGAAATTCGGGCAGACCATGGGCCTTCGCCAGCAGGCGTACACGGAAAAATTGGGTACGGCACAGCTGGGAATGCAGAAAGAGGCGATGAGGTGGGACAAGATGCTACAGGTCATGCAGTCGATGATGGATCACTTCAGCAGCCCCAAGACCCGCTACGGACTCGCTCAAACTTATCGGAGGTAATCATGCCCATTTCTCTCGAACAGGCGTATGCGCCCATCGACATCGCCGGCCCTTACGGCAAGGTCGCCGAAACCATGGTCGGCGCGGGTGCGGTAATAAACAAGGCCACACAGGATTATGCGGCATGGGAAAAAGCCAAGAACAAGGAAGAGCTGTTGCTGAAGGCCAAAAACGAAATAATCCAAAAAAAGCCTCATCTGGCCCCGGTGGTGAAACAGGAGACCACGGCGGAGGAGTTCGGCAAGGGTCTCGCGCACCTGGGCGTGGGCATGAGCTTATTCGCGCAGGCGGAGAAATTGAATGTGGCTCTGCCCGATAAGGATCAGTTCGAGACCGCGATCTTCGGCGCGAGCGAGGACGGTGCCAAGGCCATGTTCGCGGATCTGGAAAAACGTATTGCCGCCGCCGAGACCTTGCAGGGGAAGGCGGGCGAGAAGAGGCTGGAGGAGCAGGCCAAGACCGCAGAACAGCAACGCAAGGGCACGGCCAGCCAGGCGGCGCTGAAGGTTTACGGCGAAATACAGGCCGAGCATCCGGATTGGAAACTCGAAGAGATAAAGGCAGAGGCAGCGCGCAGGGGCGTGCAGGCTTCTGATCTCGGAAGCGAGGGCGTGGAACAGGCTAAGGTCGCGCCTTCTTTAGAGGCCGAGGCCAGGGCTAAGGCTGCTGGAACGGGAGCGGGCTTTCAGGGGGAGAAGCTCAAGCAGGAGGCGGAAAAAATTGCTGACGCAAAAGAAGACGACGTCAGGAATCTCATCAAGGAAAAAAATGACCTGCAGCAGTCCAAGCTCGCCCTCAAGAGTAAGCTCGGAAAAGCAAAGAGCCCAATGTCCATGGAGACGTGGACGTGGGCCGAACTCAAGGGCGACGACGACGCCATCAACAAGAGCATCACGGATATCGACAAAAAAATTCACACCCTCGCCGCGGACCTGGACCAATACCGGATGCAGCAGGGAATCTATCGTGGCGCGTCATTGTTGAGCGCGATTAATAAGCTCGGAGCCGGAGCGGCCGCGCCTTTGGACATGAGCAAATACGTTATCGGGAAACCATAAATGCCTTTTGATATAGAATCGGCGAGGAGAGATGGTGCCAGCGACAGCCAGATAAAAGATTTTCTTGGCACTTATTTCGACACCGACGCCGCCATCAGAGACGGGGCCACGCTCGAACAGCTTGCTGCCGCTTTCCAAGCCCCGCCGCCCACCTACACGCCCGAACTCGAGGCCGGCATACTCGGCCTTCCGGTCGCGGAACTGCAGCAACGGGAGGCGGAGGTCAAGCGCCAGGAAGAACTCGCGGCTGCCCCCAAGATCGACATCACTCCCGATTGGGAGAAAAGGATTGCCGAGGCTCCGCCTCTGCCTCCAAAGCGCGAACTCGTTGACGTAAGAGGTTTTAAAGTCCACGAGGCTCCACCCACCTCAATCGCGCCCTCGGCTCCAGGCCTGGGCGTTAAAACCCCCATACCTCCCGCCGAACCCGAACTCCTCCGAACCGATAGGGCGAAGCGTGCGGCATACCTGGCTACGGGGCGACCGTTGCAGGAGGTTGTGGCCGAATACAGGCCCGAACCCATGAAGCTCGACTTCGAGGGCGCGCCCATTGAAGAAAAGCCCGAGCCTGCCGCGCTTGAAACGAAGCCTGCCGCCGAACCCGAGAAAGAAACTCCGGTGGAAGCCCCGGGGACATGGAAGAGCGTTAAAGGCGTGCTTACTGCTGGCACGGCGTCGTGGCTTAAATCCGGAGCCATGGTCGGACACGAGCTCAACAAGGCCCTGTGGATCACTGTTAGCTCCGTAAACGCCGGCATAAACGACAGTTTCGGCACGGATCTTCCAACAAAGATCACGCCTCCGACAGCGGACGAGAACCCTGTTTACAAGTTCTTGAGCGATGTCGAGGCCAAAAACAACATTATCGAGCAGCGCTTCGGCAACGAGACCGCATCGAGCCTGATTCAAAAAGGAGAGATAGCGGAAGCCGGAAAACTTCTCACACTCGAGACCTTGCAATCCATACCTCTTCTGGTGGGCTTTGCCGCATCCGCGGCCCTGAAGATACCAATGCTGGTTCCGGGCGCGGTTCTTGGCGTATCGAGGATGGGTGAGAGCCAGGAAGAATATCTCAAGCGCGTTATCGGAGGCGAGAAACTGCCGGACGAGACCATTGCCGATTTCGCGGCATTCGGAAAGGGCGCCGTCGAGACAGTCTTTATGACCGTTGGAATGGGTGGGATATTCAACCGCCTCGCTCTCGCGTTCAAGGCCACAAGCGCCGCCGTCGGGAAAGAGGCTGCGGAGAAGATGGTATCGGGCGTGCTTGTGAATATGTCCAAGCACGCGCTCGGAGAGGGCAGGAATGCGGCCGCGACCATGCTCGGCATGACCATGGGCCAGAACCTCATCGACAAGGTCACGGGCGTGAACCCGGGCCTGACCTGGAACCAGATGGTCAGAAACGGAATCGACGCCACTCTCGCGGGTTTTGCCATGGGCATGGTCCCGGGAGCGATAAGGGGCGTACCCGAAGGCTTAGTGAGCAGGGGAGTGAGAAAGGCTGCCGAAGTCGCGGGCCTGCTGCCGAAACCACGGGAACGGCATTCGCTCAAAGATCTTAAACTTACCGCGAGCGAGTACGTGGACGCGGTCGAACGCGACCCCTCCAAGTACGTTTTTGAGGATTTGCACGAGGGCGACAAGGGCGTGGTCGTGGAGGAGGTTAAGAATCGCCGGCGCGATGCCGATGCCAAAGCCGAAGCCGCCAAGGCCAAGGCCGCTGAAGAGGCAAAAACTGCCGTACCGCCTCCGCCTGCCCCTGCAGCCCCGGCCGCTCCAGAGGCCCCTAAAATCGCCGAGGCCCCAAAAGCCGAGGAAAGACCCGCCACACCCCCCGTTCCACCCCCTGCGCCCCCGCCTGCGCCTGCCGTAACCCCCAAGGAAGGGGAAGCCGCAGTCCCTCCGAAGCGGGTAGCGAAAAAGCCCGAAGAGCTCACGCCCGACGAAGTCGAGGAGCTCGTGAACTCGGATCCGATGTCGCCAGAGGCCATCAAAGCTGTCGCGGCCATGGCCCCGACCATACCCGATGAGAGCCGGCCCGCGGTTAAGAAGGAAAAGGTCGAAATTAAGAAGAAAAAACAGAAAACTGAGGCGCAGAAGGAACGGGAAGTCCTGAAAGACGAGGCCGAAAAGCAGAATTACCGAGATGCTGTTGCACTTGGATACAAACCGAGGACGGCAGAAGAGAGAATGGCTGTTTTTACGCTGAAAACGCCAGAAGAGGCTCAGGCCATGAACGCGCTCGTGCGCGAAATCGACAAGGCCGAGGCCAACCGCGAGATGTGGGAGCCACAGCAGCTGGCGGCGGTGATAAAGAAGTACGAGGATGCCGGTTTTGATTCAAAAATCGACGATTTTGGCGTCAAACAGAAGGTAGACGGGATCAGGCAGCAGCTTCACGACGACGGTTACACCAAGTCCGGACAGTCTTACGAAGTCCGAGACTATCTTGCGCAGAAGAAGGTGTTTACACAGGTGGGCATAGCCGTCGAGGGCGAAGGCGGCTACATGACCGCGGAAAAGGTCAAGCGCCGGGTCTTCGTCGCCGACGAAAACGAGCTCAAGCAGATGGCCCGCAACCAAATTCAGGCTCGGCGTCGCGATGTCGCGGCCAGGGGCGGGGTGTCGAAGAAGAAAAGCATCAGCGAGGCCGACATTGCCAGGGAAGTGGAAAAAATCAGGGCAGACAACATCGTCGTCACCGACTCCGAGCTCCAGGCCCGGGCCCGTGCCACGCTTACGGCCAGAAAAGAGAAAATTACCGAAGCCGCGATAAGGAAAGAAGTAAAGCGCCTCCGGGACGAGCAGCAGGACCTGGAATGGGAGAGTGAGGACGATGCCCGGCGCGAGATTACGAACAAAAACGAGGAGGCGGCCCGCCGGCGCGCGGAGATGAAGAGGGACAACCCCGACGGCGACATGGAAGAGGTCAGCGCCGACGATTGGAACTCGCTGATGGCGGACCTGAAGAAGGTCTTGCCCAATACTGATGTTGGACAATGGCGTCTGTCCAGGCGCAACCGTCTGGTAGTGGGCGCGCCCCGCCCCCGTCCTTCTACGGCCGTGGGGCGAGCGCCAGAAATAGTATCCAAGGTAACAGCGACCGTTCTCGAAGACTACTTCGGGCACTATAAGCCGGAAAATCTCGATATCGTTCTCGATACCGAGGGCCGTCTTCCACCTGACGCCCAGGCCGAAATCTTCATGGGCGCAGACGGACGAGCCCGTGTCACCATCAGTTCGCGCCTGCCCGCATCCGAGCTCCGGCGCATCCTCGTCCATGAAATAGCAGGACACTTCGGCGCTTCTCCCTTAATCCGTTCCGACCCCAGGATCCACGACGTCATCAAGCGCCTGTTCGAGGAAGACCGCAAGTATTTTCAGGACACGCCCTTGAACCGGATAACGGAAGAACTGAAATCAAAGTACAAAGAGAATTGGCTCAAGAGCAAGGAGTTGCGGGATTATATCGAGCGCGTGCAGGTATTCCATACCTACCGTGACGCCACCCCCGACGTGCTCATGGACGAGTGGATAGCCAAGCAGATCGAACGCTACGACGCCCGCAGCTACACCAAGGCCAACGTCACGGTCAAGGGAATGATCCGCGCCTTCTTTAAGCGCCTGCTGCAGCGTTTTGGGCTCACCGAGTACACGCGGACAGAGGAGATTGATGCCATAATTCGCGATGTCCTGGGCCGGCTCAAGAACAAGAACGAGCGTGAAAAAGCCACGACCCGGTACGCTCGCGAAGGTGGGGGTCCTACCGCCCCCACGTTCTACTCCGTTCTCAAGCGCGCATTCGAGAATGCTCCCGCCAGATTCGACAATCTCAAGGGCAAACAATGGATCCAATGGCTCGACAGTAACAAGGGCAAGCTCGGCATCAAACAAGACGAGATCGAATGGTCGGGGATCAAGGAATTTCTTGAGCTTGTGGACGAGGCGCCGGTAGAGCGCAATACCATAATCGAATACCTGGACGGGAAGTACGACAAAGACAAAATAGGGCCCGGCGTTCCAAAGCCCGAAGAAACCACGATGCTCGCCGTTAGAAAAATGGATATTCCATGGGAGGGGCCTGCCGATGGAGAACGGTCTTTTACCGACCCGCTGGGTAACTTATGGCAGACACGGCCGTCTGATTTTGAGCCAACAAAACTCAGGCTGAATTTTAACGGAAGGATGGTTGACATTCTTCCCCAAGAAACCATTGACAATTATATTCGAGAACGAAACTACCCTGGAACAGTACCCCAATACATGAGCCCATTATGGCGCCTTCCCGGCGGAGAAAATTACGGCGAGCTGGCTATTTCGCTTCCGGGCCCGGAATTGGCCGCTGGCCCGCATTATCCTGAAATTAAGAATGTGCTTGCGTGGATACGCTTCAACGAGCGCGTGGATGCCGAAGGCAAAAAGGTTTTGTTTCTTGAAGAAATCCAAAGCGATTGGGGACAGAGCTACAGGAAAGAAGGCGGAAAATACGACAGGATCGCCATCGAAACCGCCCAGGCCACGCTTAAAAGAGCGGAAGAAAGATTTGCTGTTGCAGCCCGCGAGCTGGACGCCATCTCGGAAGCCCTAAAGCGGGGCGAAAAATCTGATGCGAGAAAGGAATTTCTTGCAAGAAACGAGTATCATCAAGCACAAAACGATGTAACTGATGCCGCGGATCATTTTCGGGAATTGGTAAGTACCGGCGTTTCTCGCGGCCCCTTTGTTACGAATACGAAGGCATGGGTTGGTCTCGCCTTGAAACGCGCCATACGCTATGCGGCGGAACGGGGGATGGATAGGGTTGCGTGGACGACTGGCATACAGCAAGTGGCGAGATGGTCGAAAAGCATGAGATCGGTGCTTAATGGAGTAAGGTGGGGGAAGTACGATAACGCATTGGCAGCAGGTCCAGGAATTGAACATCCGAGACTGCTCGCGGTAAAAAAGGTTATTCTCGACACCAAGCGATCAGGTGAAGTGAGGGTTTATGTAGATAGTGAGGGTAAAATTTTGGACAGTTCATCGGGCAATAACGAATGGATCGGCAAGCCCCTGTCCGAACTCCTATCCAATAAAGCCAACGCCGCTGAGATAATGGGAAAGGAGTCGGGAGAGATCACCGGAAAAGGCTTGACCGTAGGCGGCAAGGGGTTCATAAGATTCTATGACGAGATGCTTCCCCAGGTAGCCGACGACATATTAAGAAGGCTCGGCGGTGGGAAAGTAGGAAAAATAAACATTCCCTACGAGGCACGAGGAAGGGCTCACGAGGAGGGTGACTTTGCGGACAAGGGCGTTCATGAAAACCAGCCCGCTTTCGACATCACGCCGGCGATGAGAGATAAGGTCTTGTATGAGGGACAGCCGTTGTTCGCGAAAGAAAAGCCCATGCCGATTGATGAGGCGGCGAAGCCTGCCGAGGAGATCCCGGAACAGGAGCGCGTGCGCAGGGCCGAGGAGCATATCTACGGCCGCAAGGGTGCGGAGGCCCCGCCTCCTGCCGGCGGCGCCCTAATTCCCAAGCCCCCTCCCGCCGACCCCATGAGCCCTGAAGGCGCGTACGAGTCCTTCACGGTCGCGGGCGAGGGCATTCGCGAGTGGTTTAAGCGCAAGGCTGTTGACGAGTTCGCTCGCCTTGGGTTTGTCCAGAAGGCGATTCAGCAGGTGCGGAAGATCCCTGAGGCCTTTGACGCGTATCTGAAACAGGAGATAATGCACGGCAAGACCAAGGCCATGCTCGATTCCTTCCGCGTCAACTACGTGTTACCACTCGAAAGAGCTATTCACGATTCGGGCATGAACGTGCGCGAAATCGGGATTTGGCTCTATGCCCGACACGCAAAAGAGCGCAACGCCAGTGGCGCCAAGATTAACCCTGTGTTCGCGCAGAAAGTTCTCTTCAATGGCATTGAGCAGCTTAACCCCTCCTCGGGTATGTTCGATGTTATTGCCGACGCCATAATCAAACAAATGAGCGTACATCCGGAGAAGCTCGCGCAGCTGTACAAAATCGAGAAGATGGTCAAGAACATCAACACTTACCACGAATACGTCCTGCAAAAGTATGGCCTCGTGAGCGCGGAAACAATCAAAGGCTGGAACCGGGCATGGAAAAACTACGTCCCGCTCAAGGGCTTCCAGGAGTCCGAGGACGCGCAGATGCTGGGAATGAAGGGGCTTACGGCAGAGCAGATTAAGGATCTCGAAGCCGAGTTCCGCCCTATCGGCGGAGCCAAGGGGTTTAGCGTCAGCTACAAGCCTAAGACGGCGATGGGGCGCGAGACCATGGCCAATGCCGATAACATAATCGCCAACATTCTCACCCAGATTCAGAAAGACATCATTACTGCGCACAGGAATGAGGTCGGGCGCGCCTTTCTGGGCCTGGTGATGGAAAGCCCCAACAACAAGGTCTGGGAAATTGTCACCGAGCCGCCCCGGGTCCGTGTCGTGGATTCCAGAGGCGGTGGCCAGGTCCGTAATGTGGTCGATCCGAACTGGAAGCGCGCCTCCAATGTCGTGGTTGTTAAGGTCAACGGCGAAGACAATATTATCCGCATAAACGACGACGCGCTGGCGAACGCGATGAAGAACATGGGCACCACGAACGACAGCACTTTCGCTAAAATCGTCAGGACCGCGGGTGCGTACAACCGCTTCCTCGCGGGCATGATCACGCGATGGAGTCCCGAATTCATCATCTCCAACTTCCAGCGTGACTTACAGGAGGCTATGATTAACATCACGTCCGAGCACAGCGCGGCGATGGCGGCGCAGATAGCCTTTGGCGTGCCGAGGATGATGAAGGGTATGTACGGACATCTGTTCAAGGAAAAGGATGTGGCGGGAAAGTGGATCCTGAAGATGATAGGGGAGTCCGGAATCACGGATGCGCAGAAGTGGGCACGCGAATTCAGCGAGCACGGGGGCACGGTCGAGTTCGTGAACTTCAACGATCTCGAGTCTGTGCAGAAGCGCTTTGTAAGCGAAATCAACTCCATGGATAAGAGCGCCATGAACAACCTCAAGAAGTTTGTCTTCGGCGTCAAAGACTTTGTAGACATTATGAACTCCGCGGTCGAAAACGGAACGCGCTTGTCCTGTTTCAAGGTCATGCGCGAGCACGGGTACTCACCCGAACGCGCGGCCCAGGTCGCGAAGAATCTCACCGTCAACTTCAACCGCAAGGGCGAATGGGGCGCGACATTCAACTCTCTGTATATGTTCGCGAATGCGGCCATGCAGGGAAACCGCCGCGCACTACAAATCCTCAAAACGCCGAAGGGCGTAGCCTTTACCGTGGGCCTGGGCACGATGGGCGTGGGTTTCGCGGAGTGGGGCCGGATGATGATGGGTGACGAGAACTACGAGAAGATACCGCTCTTTACCCGCACCCGGAACTGGATTATCCCCAAGGCCGACGGAACCTATTATAAGATTCCGCTTCCGTTCAACTTCGGCGTATTCTATGCCACGGGCGTGCTTTTTGAGTCCATGACCAGGGGCGTGACGAAGCCCGAACAGGCTACCGCCAACATTCTTTCTAATATCGTGGGATCGTTCAATCCGCTCGGTTCCGGTAATGTCGCTCAGACTATGTTTCCAACCGCTATTCGCTGGTACGAAGACTACCGCCTGAATACCGATTTCGCCGGCAATCCCATGTACCCGGAACGAGCGATGTATGAGAAGTGGAAACCTGAGAGCCAGATGTATTTCAAGGGCGTGAGCGCGCAGTCAAAAGCGGTTGCGGAGAGGCTGAACCAGATAACGGGCGGGAGCAAGTACAGGCCTGGAATGGTGGACATTACGCCCGAGCTGTTTGACTACTTCATCAAACAACAGGTCGGTGGCCTTGGAGATTTTCTGATGAAGGGCGTGAGTTCGGGATGGAAGACCGCGCAATATGCTCGTGGAGTCCCGGGCGCGGAGCTGCCTGCGACCAGAGAGATCCCCTTCTGGCGCAGAATCAAAGGCGCTCCGCTTCCTAACGCCAGCAAGGGTATGTTTTACCGCAAGAAAGATGAGCTACAGGCATATTGGGAGCAATATACGGATCTGGCGGCATCAGACACCGAGGCCGCAAAGGCCTTCCTGGACCAGAACCAGAACGAGATTATGGCCTACAATCTCACGCGGTACGTCAATACTGCCATGTCTAACCTCAATAAGATTGCCAAGGCCGCACGCGAGCGTGGCGACACCGCTACCGAGCAGAAGACTATTGCCCAGCAGACGGATTTTCTCAACACCTGGGCGGCACAGATGAACAAGCTCGGCACGGGAATTATACCGAAAAAGAAAGCGCCCCAGGCGGAGGTCGCGCCGGCCGGTGAAGGCGAACAGCCTTTTAGCATAAGGAATCAGTGACAATGAAAAACGTCAAAGACATTACCGCGCTTGTTGTCGATAACGGCCTGTTCGTGGACTTGGCCTGCAAGCTCGACGAAACCAACAGAATTTTCCCAGGAATGATGTAGGAGGCGAAATGAAAGTCTTTACGATGCTGCGGTATTATCAGAAGGGGTTTACCCTTGGCTCCATGTTTTTAAACGAAATACCCCTGGTCAACACCTTCGAGCCCCCATGGGTGAATAACGAGCACAACCTGTCCTGCTTCCCGCAGGGCCTGTATGTGGCGAAGTACGTGAACAGTCCTAAACACGGGTGGTGTTATGAACTTCAAGACGTTCCTGGGCGTGATGAAATACAGGTGCATATCGGCAACGATTTGGCTGATACAAGTGGCTGTGTTCTTGTTGGCAAGTATCACGGGCTCGTCTGGAAGGGACGGCCGTGGGCGAGGAAATCAACAGTAGGTGTCCTCGAAAGCAGGGTGGCCTTCAATGAATTTATGAAGGCGGCCGGCAGGGACAGGGAGATTCAAATTGAAGTCATAGGCGTAAACGATGGCATTAAATAAGACCATAACCACGCGCAAGGCCGGCTTCGTGACCGGCTATGTCGCCGTTGCCGTGGTTATCGCCGAGTACGCCCCATACATTAATAAGCTCCCGCGCGAGCTGACGATACCAATTATTTCAGGACTTCTTAACGCATTGAAAAACATAACCAAGCATCGCTTTGGCTTCGACCCTTTCGCCTCCAGCTAAAAAAAGTCCTTGACTTTCCCCGTTAAATTTATTATTATTATTTGACACATGGGCAACCTGACCGCCTCCGAAATTATTAATGCCGGAATGACCCGTAAAGAACTGGCCGCCGAAATGGGCATTTCATATCAGCATTTGTCCAACAGGATGTGCGGTTTCTCGCCTTGGCCTGACGAGGAATTAAAGAAGGCTCGACACATCTTGTTGGCTTTTAAGCGAAGAGGCCCGGGGGGGCAGGGGGCAAGGGCGTGATGTATATGAGCGGAACAAACCCGTCTCCAACGGCCCGGCGCGTACTCGAGTTTTTGGCGGACGGGATGTGGCACAGCGAGGCCGAGATCGTAGCCCTTACGGGTACGGCCGACCTCAAGCGCGACCTTAGGCTCATTAAAAAGAACAGGTTTAAGATTTTGAAACAAGAAGGAGCGTCGGAAACTGGCCGACCTGTTATTGAATACAGGTGGGATGCTGCCGATGCTGATCGTCCACTTTCAAAAGGAGGCCGTCATGGCTGAGCAGAAGGCAAAAGATCCCGAGAGCGCTGGCGTCGGCGAAGTCGATGTTCGTGAGAGCACGCAAATTAAGGTGCGTGACAACACCCAGATCGATCTCTCGACCGCTGAGGGTGTGGAGGCGCAGACGAAGCGTATCGAGAAATACATGGAGGCGCAGGGCCGTATCCGAAAGGCCTGTATCAATATGCTTAACGTCCACGACCTTGTCGATCAGGACGGCAAGCCCTACCTGATGTGGACGGGAACGGCCAAGATCGCCTCGGCCTTTGGCGTCAGCTACGACACGCCCAGGTTCACACAGGAGATCGTGTCGGACGATAAGGGCGAATTCATTAATATCCAATGCGAAACTACCGTCCGTTACGCGGGACGGAGCGTGCCAGAAATCGGGTCGTGCAGCACCCACGATCAGTTCTTCGCGCAGCGCAGCAAATGGGACGCGCAGACGCACAAGAGCGAGAAGTATTTTCTGCCCCTGTCCGAGATCGACATCAACGACATCAAGAAGAAGGCGCTTACGAACGCGCTTAACCGCGGACTCAAAAGCCTTCTGGGCATGAGCTTCTCGTGGGATGAGATCGCGGCCGCTACCGGGAACAAGATCACGCAGTCTCTGTGCGTTCAGGTCCGTCACGGCAAGGGCACGCAGGGTGGCAAGACCGAGGCCCCGCAGACCGCCGACGCCAAGAGTAAGGTCTGGAAGATGCTACTGGAAATGGCCGATGGCGATACCGATCTCGCGTCCAAATCCCTTGCGCGCCTGACTACGTGGAAGAACAGGGAGAATAAGATGGTGTCTGGAAAGACCAAGATCGAGGACGTGAGCGAGGCCATGATGAAGCATCTCGTCCCGGCCGTGGAGAAGGAGCACTACGAGCTCTTCGGCAAACAGGCGCAAGGCAACGAGGAAGCGCCTCCGCCGCCCGAGCCCGGACAGTAAAGTGAACCGGGGAGTTCCTTGCTTTCCTTCTCCCCCGGATGGTTTGCGGTTATCCATGGAGCTAAAAACCGCGCTTTAACTTTAAGGAGTGACAATGATAAATATCGTGGAGGCGGTCGAAAAGAACGTCCAGACCCGTATCAAGCGTATCCCCTGCAAGAGCAATCGCGCGTCGAGCGTGGGTCATTATGTTCCAGAACTCAACGGCTGTCTACGCCGGGGTGCGCTCGAGCGCACGCGCTGGCAGGAGAAGGAACTTCCGGACACGCGCCTGCAGATGATCTACGACGAGGGCAACCGCGAGGAGAAGGCGGTTCTGCGTATGCTCGAGGACGCAGGCATAACCGTGATCGAACAGCAGAGCGTGGGCGAGTGGGAGAAGTACAACATCACATGGCATCTCGACGGCGTGATCGTGGACGATGGCGTGGCGGTTCCGATTGAAATCAAGAGCATGGCGCCGCACATCTACGACATGATCAAGTGCCTGGACGACTTCAACAAAAAGCCATGGACGCGCGCCTACCTCGCGCAGATCCAGATCTACCTCCTCGGCAAAAACGTCGATCACGGCATTTTCATCCTCAAAAACAAGAGCACGGGCGCGATCAAGACCGTGGATGTTAAGCTCGATTATGCCCTCGCCGAGTCCTGTATCAAGGCTTGCGAGACCATCAACACCCATGTGAAGGCCGGCACCCTGCCCGAGCGCATCAAGGACGTGGAGGTGTGCAAGGATTGTCCGATGAAGACCGTATGCGCCCCTGGCATGAACTTCGGTACGGAGATGAAGATTGCCGACGATCCAGAGTTTGAGCACAGGATCGACAAGTACCTGTCCATGAAGTCTGACGCGAAAGAGTGCGACGATATCTACGAGGTCATTCGCAATCGCGTCGTGGCCACAGCCAAGGGGCAGTCGTTGAAAATCCTTATCGGCAAGTACAAGATCGAGGGCAAGCCCGACAGCAGGGGCACGTTCAGGTTCGCAATAGAATCCGTGTAGCAGCTTCGTCTTACGTGCAAAATCAGAGCATAGGGTGAATGTTATTGCATCATAGTGGTAGTTGTACGCAAAACCGGCGAAATAGCCAAGAGCGCCGATAAGAAAGGAAAGACATGATTAAAAGATTATTCTGTAAAATATTTGGTCATTCGTGGCCACGATTTACATTCCCGGTTGAAAGAATGCGCTGTCTTTGTTGTGGGAAATGGAAATGAAAATAGTAAAGCATGATAGGTTTAGAACGAAAGGTGGGGTAAGCGAACATACTAATATGGTCAGAGTGGTTTTGGATATGACAAATAGAGAGTTCTGTTATTTAAGAGACAGAATTGAAACAGAGGGGCTAATTGAATCGGCGCAATCAAAATCATCGCTGGTTCAGCGTACAACAGCGCCAGGGCAAAACGGATTAAAGGATGTATTTTGAATAATCCGCTTCGCCCTTCGGCATAGCGTTGGGCGAAAGAACGAGGTTTTTATGTATGTAGTGGAACTTGAAAAAGATGTGTGGTTAGCGCCTTGGAGCGGTGACCCTGGCAGGACTGTTGTGCTATCACATGCAAGACGTTTTCGCAACGTAACGGTAGCGTTCAAGGCGCTAAGTGCGGCTCTTAGGTATCGGGATTTTGATGGTTCTAAAGTTGTCCTCGTTCCGTCGCCCAACAATCGTATGGCGAAACGAATTAAATAACTGATGCCGGATAATTCGCATCGCCATGCTAACCCGTTGTACAAAATGCCGCGCCAAGACAAAGGAGAGAAAGCAATGAATGCAAATGAAAGTTTTGAGCTGTTTGCTAAACGCTTCCAGGCTCGTTATCATTATCTGCCGTTTGGTAAGGACACAATGTATCCCCCCGATGTTTACACAGTCCTGAACGATTTGGGAAAAACATTTAGCGAACTTGAAGAATTAAAGGCAGGCGCGTCACTTTGTACAACAAGCCCCATTAAGGCGGCGGTCGAAGATGCCAAGGTTCAATTTGACATGGCTGGTGCTTGTTTGAATAGTGGAAATATTGAAAAGGCGCGTGGCTTTTTGAATGCCGGAATCGACCGCCTCAATTGGTTGATTAAATGTGATGAGCAGAAACAACCAACTGCTTAATGGGTCGGACGTTGGGCGCAATACCGCGCAATCAAAAAAGGAGAAATAAATGAAAAAGAAGAATCAGAAAAATGCAACCGACCACGCAATTCACATTGCGGTTCAGTGCTGGGCAAGACCAAAAACAAAAAACAAGAAAATGGACGTGGTGCTTGCTGCGGAGTTTGCCAGGGTTATCGACAAGTACCTTGAAGCTCTGTTGTGGTGCTCTGGAAGCCGAGACTTCTGTGTTGGAGGTCAGGCGCGGCAGGGCTGGGAGAAGCTGTGTAAGCCATTAATCGACTGGGGAAATTAAGA